CAGATATAAGGAGAAATGAATGCCAAGTTTATATGAACTAAATAAAGATTATAAAGAATTGCAAGCAATGTTAGAAGTTGCAGAAACAGAAGAGGATATGCAAGCTATCCAAGATACTTTGGATATGTTAGATTGCAGCATCGATGAAAAAATCGAAAATACTGCAATGTTTATCCGTAACATCAAAGGTGATATTCAAGCGTTTAAGGATGAGTCAAAACGGCTAAGTGCTAAAGCTAAGACTTTAGAAAACATGACTGAACGATTGAAAAATAACATTGATCACGTAATGAAAGAAAACAAACTAACAGAAAAGAAAGTTGGACAATTCAAATGCTACTACAAAGAAAGCGAAACAGTAGAGATTGATAACTTGGATGCATTACCTGATGAGTTTAGAAAAGTAACCATCGCAGCGGACAAAGTAGCAATCAAGAAAGCAATTAAAGCAGAGCAAGAAGTAGCTGGTGCAAGAATTGAAAAGCACATGAACTTACAGATTGGTTAGGTGAAACATGGAAAACATAGAAAAAATAACTGATAGCCAAGTAGTTTTAAATCAAAGGGTTGGTGATATTCAACATAAGTTGAAAGCACCTAAAGGGCAATACAACTCATTTGGTAAATACAACTATCGCAGTTGTGAGGATATTTTAGAGGGTGTTAAACCGTTGTTAAAAGAACACAACTTAGCACTTCTCATTGATGATGAAATTGTACAAATTGGTGAGCGATACTATGTAAAAGCTACCGCAAAAATTACGGATGGTAGAGAGATTGTAAGTGCGACTGCATATGCAAGAGAACCTGATACAAAAAAAGGTATGGATGAAAGCCAAATTACAGGGGCTACATCATCTTATGCTAGAAAGTACGCACTCAATGCGTTGTTATGTATCGATGATACAAAAGATGCTGACACAATGGACAATAGCAAAAAGCCAGTACAACAAACGCAAGAAACTGTGTATAACTGGCAAACTCTAAAAGCTAGAGCCACACAAGGTGGTATTAGTGAAGATGAGTTAAAACACTACCTAAAAGAAACGCTAAAGGTTAATGAGTCAAAAGACATGACACAGGAACATTATCAACAAGCATTTAATTGGGTAAACGCTCAAAGGTACGCTAAACGATGAAGTGGAGCGTAAAAGGTATTGAACTATTACGTTCGCCACTAGGTGTAATGGTAGTAATACCAGCACCACATGACAATGATCTAGCGAAATTAGATAAAGAAAAAGAATACGTGATTGAAATCAAAAAGAAATCAAAATCACGCAGTATGAATGCTAATGCTTATTGCTGGGTTCTATGTCAAAAGATAGCGGAAGAGTTAAGTAAAACTGGTTACACCTCAAAAGAGGATGTGTACCGCAAAGCAATAAAAGACTGTGGACATTTTACATATGTACCAGTCCATGAGGATGCAATCGAACGTTATATTCAAATATGGCAAGGTCATGGGTTGGGATGGATAGCAGAAGATGCTGGCGAATGTAAAAGCATTCCATGGTATCACAATATCATGTGTTACCACGGCAGCAGCGTATATAACACAAAAGAGATGGCAAGACTTATTGATTGCCTAACAGATGAATGCGAACAACTAGGCATCAAATTAGAACCTAGTGAGTACATTCAATCACTCATAGAGGGGTGGGAGAGTGAACAACAGAAAGAAAAGGGATAACAAACTATATTCAGTAACACGTAAACAAGCCTATGAACGTGATAACGGACGATGCGTTATATGTGGCTACAGGGCAGAGCAATGCCACCACATAGTGTTTCGTTCACAAGGCGGTTTAAGTGAATTAAGAAATCTAGCTTGCTTGTGTATGCAATGCCACAATCAAGCACATGGAGTATTTGCAAAAGAGATACGAAAGCACTTGTTAGAGGAAGTAGAAAAGAGGACAGATGAGTATGAAAAGAATTGATGTTGTTGAATTATATGTGAAGAAACGAATTGAGAAATTAGAACAAACACAAGGTACATATAAATCACATGATGGTGAAATCATAGAATTAAAAGATGTGCTTGATGTGATTAATCAAACGCAACCAAAAGTTGAGTGTGCAAGTGCTGGTGAAATTATGGAAGTAAAACCACAGTATAAAGAAACTGCTTGCGACCACGTTTATGGTAGATAGTGCCTATGAGCGAACCTAAACGATACTTTTGGTTGAAGTTACATAAAGACTTCTTCCAAAGAAAAGAAATTAAACGATTAAGAAAGATTGCAGGTGGTGATACCTATACAATTATCTATCTCAAAATGTTACTACGTTCAATCATGAGTGATGGAAAACTTTACTTTGACGGACTTGAAGATGATTTTGCATCAGAACTCGCATTAGATCTTGATGAAAAAGAAGAGAATGTACAAATAACAATACAGTACCTACTCAAAAGTGGACTACTAGAAATGTGTTCTGACGAAGAATACTATCTACCGGATACAAAAGATAGTACAGGGTGTGAAACAGCTGCAGCTAGCAGAATGCGTAAGTGTAGAGCTAAAAAAGATAAGTTGGAACGTAACAATGTTACACCAATGTTACAAAGTGGTTACGGAGAGATAGAGAAAGAGTTAGAGATAGAGAAAGAGTTAGAGATAGAGTTAGATACTAAGGCGAATAAATCACCTACCAAAGCTAAACGCTTTGTTAAACCTACTTTATCCGAAATTAAACAGTACTGCATTGAAAGAAATAATAATGTAAATGCTGAACAATTCTTTGACTACTACGAAAGTAATGGTTGGAAAGTAGGAAAGAACTCCATGAAAGATTGGAAAGCAGCGGTTAGGACTTGGGAGCGTAGCGAATACAGAAAACCTAATTCTAAAAAGAATAGCAAGGAAGATGCAATCAACGTAGTTAATAATTTGATGAATAAGTTAGGGGGTGTAGATACTGAACAACCAGCAACAGACTTTGAAAGCACTATCAATGTTACAGATAGCGTGGTCTACTGATATGTCAGAGCAACGAATGATGTTGTATGTAACAAAGTTATCCAACGTAAACCCAGTTACCCTTGAACAAGCAATAAGCAATCTGATTGATAGATGTAAATTCTTACCAACGATTGCAGAAATCAGAGAGGAATGTTCCGCATTAAGTGCCTTTGTAAATGCACATGAGGAACTTCCTACTGCACAAGATGCATGGGAAAGGGTGTATCAAGTAGCACGATCATATGGCTACGAAAAAGGGTTAGACAAATTAGAGGGTTTAACAAAGCAATGTGCCAAAGCAATATGGAAATCGTTTGACCCTCAAAACGGCGATAACTTCAACGAAACATCATGTAGGGCGCAGTTTGTAAAAAACTACGAAGTGCAAGAAATCAGAGAGCGTGAGCGATTGAGATTGTCTAATTCGATTAAAGACAATCACTTGCTACTTAAAGCAAGGGAAAAAGCCGAACGTGAACGTGCATTGATTGGTGCTGGGCAAAAGCAAATCGAAATGACTACTACAGGAAACTTGGTAGAAGTAGCCAAAGAACCAGTAGATGTATCAGAAATAATCAATAAAAGCAAAATATCCGATAAAGGGAAAGAGTTGTTAAAACAAGCAATAGGTGGTTAAACGTGAGGGAAAGAGTAAAAGAGTTTGATGTAAGCGTGAATGTATCATTCAATGTTAGTTTTCAAGTGCTGGCGAATAACGAGGCACAAGCAAGAACCAAGATTGAAAACTTACTTGAAATCATGCGGAATGAGGCAACAGTCGATTGCCACATTCACCCTAGCTACGATGTGTTTATTGATGATGTAGAGGCTGAACTAAACCAGCTTAGTTATTGGTAAGGGGGATAAATGCTAAGTAAGAAACGAAAGATGGTAATCACTATTGAGATACCTCTAAATGTAGATACACAAGAAGAGGCAACTCAACAAATGCAAATGATTATGAAAGCGGATGCACGAACCTTTGAAAGCCTAGAGGAAATCATCAAGGTATATAAAGGCACGATGTGTATTGAACAAAAGATTTGAAGGAGAATTGAATGAACACAGTACAGATTTTAGGTAATTTAGCACGTGATCCAGAAGTCCGCTATACACAAAGCGGAAAAGCAGTAGCCACATTTACAGTAGCAGCAAGCAATACATACATTGATAGCAATAATGAAACAAAAGAACAAACTGCTTTCATTAATTGCGTAGCATGGGGAAAGCTAGGCGAAAGCATTGGTAATTTGCGTAAAGGCAATAGAGCGTTTGTAGAGGGTAGACTTCAAACACGTTCTTATGAAACGGCAGACGGACAAAAACGATATGTAACAGAAGTTGTGGCTGGGTTTATCGGCACATCATTGATGAATGATGATGCTGGTGTATCTAACTTTGATAGCTTTGAAAACGCAAATCAAGACGAAAACATTCCGTTCTAAGAGGTGAATAACATGGATGAATACAAAATTAGTGGATATGTAAAGATTGGTTTTTCAAAAGTTGTGAAATGTGAAAGTTATGTTGATGCGATGGAAAAAGCCGAAGAGATTTCACGTAACGAAGATATTGATTTTAGTGAACTAAATGATTGGTATGACGAAGTGGAAGTTGAAGAGGTAGAAGAATTATAGGAGTGAGTATCAATGCTAGTTAAAGATAAAACAAAATATTGTTGGTGTGAAGATGAAGTAGCTGGTGAACCACAAAATAGCATTGAAGAAACTATCGAAGATTATGTCAATAATGAATATGACTACGGTGATTTTGATGCTTTAAGTCGAGAGGAATTATTACAAACAACGATAGAAATAGGTCATCCATACCGATATGTACCTGAGGTAGATGGTGAACGTGTGATTTGGAATGTGTGTGATTACGATTTAGATGATGAAATTGCAGAATATTCAGATGATTACATGAAAGATGTTAAAAACGAACACATGGACGAACTAAGCGAAGAACTAACAAAAGTATTTCAAGCATGGGAAAAACGTCATGGGTACGAGAACAAATCATGGGTAGTGCAAGAAACAAAAACCTATCGTATTGAAGATTATGTAAAGGAGTAAAAATATGAATAAGATTATCTCAGTTTTATTGGTGGTAGTAATGATTGGTGCGGTAGTTTGGAGTTTTGCGTTTGGTGTTCCTATGTACATGGTATGGCAGCAACAGAAAGCTGGTGAGGCTGAACTTGCTAGAGCCGAACAAAACCGACAAGTTGCGGTGCTAGAGGCTAAGGCAAAACTAGATAGTGCGGAAAGCCTAGCACAAGCAGAAGTTAAACGTGCAGAGGGTACTGCAAAAGCCAATCAAATTATCGGTCAATCTTTGAAAGGTAATGAGGCATATATCCATTGGTTATGGGTGGATACGTTAAAAGACAGTAAAGACCAAATCATTTATATTCCAACAGAGGCTGGTGTGCCTATTACTGAAAGTTTCCGATTGAAAGAAAGCAAATAACATATGAGAGTGTATAGAGAAGAACTCTTAATGTGGCGAAAGTTATATGTAGATGAGTGCAGGGAACAAAACAAAAAAACCTATAGAAATGGGGCAATGGGTAAGAGAATTAAAGGCAGGCGGATTAGAAATAATTGATAGGAAGAGTTTATTAAATGAACATTTGGGGGTTATTTGATGACGGCAACGGCTGCTATCGTCAAGCAGTAGATGAATATAACGTGAATATGGGGGGGGCACCACACGATCACATCAATAGGTATTGGTGATGCGTGTATCAACCAAGACCTTGCAGTTAATACGCTACATAAACCAAACGCACTATGGGAACAGTTGGACAAGCTAGATAGACCTGATGTTATTCTAGCTAGTCCACCATGCGAAAGCTGGAGCGTAGCAAGTGCGATGAAAGGCGGTAATGCGTGTTGGAAACAAGAAAAAGATATGACTATCAACCTGTTTGGTGAATACGAACAAGGAAGTAAATTCACAATCAGAAATCACATTGATTATGAAAACTACCAATTCAAGTATGATAAGTCATTCCTAACACGTATCAATGGTGAAATGTGTATCTATAACACATTGAAAATCATTGAGCGTTATCAACCTAAAGTATTCGTGATTGAAAACCCAGCATATGGGCGGATATGGGAATACATCAAAAATGTAATAGGGTTCGATGTTCCTTATGATAATTTAACCTATTACAACAACTACGATTACCCAGTTAAGAAACCAACTAAATTTGGTAGTAATATCGATTTAAAGTTATTAAATGACAATATAAAGTCTAATTTACGATGGGCAGACTTAAAAAGTAATGGTAATCGATATAACACAAGGTCAAATATTCCGTTGGATTTAGTAAAAGATATTTTAAAACGATGTGAACAATATGTAGAGAGGTAAAAATGTACGAATTACAAGAAAAAGCAATCAATGCAGCGAGAACAGTTTTATTTAATGAGTTTGATTATAATGCAAATGAAATAACACCAGATGATATGTTCATTGTTTGGTTTTGTAAAACCTTACAAAATTGGAAAGCATTGGTAAGCGGTGTAAATATCAAAGAATATATTGAAGTTACATATAACGGAGATAAACAAGAGATCTATGTTGATGTGTATCAAAAAGCGTGTAATCAATGCTTGAAAGATGGCGGTGATGAAGATTGCCAATAAATAGTAAAGAAAAAGGAGCAAGGGGCGAACGACTATGGAGGGATGTGTGCCGAGAAAATGGGTTTGATAAAGTCCGTAGAACTGCACAATATTGCGGTAAAACAGGTGATGCAGCTGATTGTATAGGGTTACCAAACATCCACCAAGAAGTTAAGTGTGTAGAAAAGCTAAATGTATATGATGCATATAATCAAGCCAATAGGGATGCAAAAGTTGCTGGCAAAGGAGAAATACCTATAGTTGCATGGAAAAGAAAGTATAAGCCGTTTTTAGTTGTAATGAGTGCGGACGATTTCTTCCGCATTTATAGAGAGAGTGAATGGAGTAACGAGAATGGCAATTAATATGAGTGAGTTTGTGCCTGATAATAACCTTAATTGGTTAGCATTAGCAGCGTGTGTATATGGAAACATAACTGCTGGCAAGGCGTTATGTTGCTTAGGGTTAGTAGGAACTAAACCGCAAAAGCAAAAATCTTATACACGTGTAAGTGAATTAGATAAAAATTCACTATTAAAAATGCATCAATCTGGAATGTCATTAAGGGCAATGAGTTATCAAGTTGGTGCTGATTATAAAACAGTCAAACGTGCATTGATGATGTTAGG